CCCGCCACTGCCGCAGGCGGCGCGATCGCCGTCGTGCGCATGAGCGGTCCCTCGGCACTCGCGATCTGCGACACCGTATTCAGCGGCGCACGGCGGGCGGGCGAAGCAGCCGGCTACACGGTGCTCTACGGCACGATCGCCGACGGCGCACGCGTGCTCGACGACGTGCTGGTCACGGTTTTCCGTGCGCCGCACTCCTACACCGGCGAAGATGCGGTCGAGATCTCGTGTCACGGCTCTCGGTACATCGTCCGCGAACTGCTCGCACTGCTGGTTCGCCGCGGCGCCCGCATGGCAACGCCCGGCGAATTCACTTCGCGCGCCTTTCTCGGCGGCAAGCTCGACCTGTCGCAGGCCGAAGCGGTCGCCGACCTGATCGCTTCGGGTTCGCGTGCGGCACATACACTGGCCACCGACCAGATGCGCGGCGGTTACTCCGCCGAGTTGGAAACGCTGCGCGGCGAGTTGCTGCGGCTCGCCTCGCTGCTCGAACTCGAACTCGATTTCGGCGAGGAAGAGGTCGAATTCGCCGACCGCACGGAACTCCGCGCTGCAATGGAGCGGATCGGTGCGAAGATCGACCGGCTGATCGACTCCTTCGCCTTGGGCAACGCCATCAAGGAGGGTGTCGCCGTCGCAATCGTCGGCCGCCCCAACGTCGGGAAAAGCACGCTGCTCAACCGTCTGCTTAACGAGGAGCGGGCGCTGGTATCCGAAATTCCCGGCACGACACGCGATCCGATCGAAGCCACGCTGAACCTCGACGGCATTCTCTACCGGTTTATCGATACGGCGGGTCTGCGCACGACCGACGACACGGTCGAGCGCATGGGCATCGAACGTGCTTACGCCAGTGTCGCCCGCGCGCAAATCGTCCTGCAAGTGTTCGATGCCGCCGACCCCGCCGTCGAGTCCCTCGACCTCCGGCCCGACCAATGCCGCATCTTGGTCGCCAACAAAATCGACCGGATAGATCCGGCAGCCGCACCGGTATCGCTGCCCGACGGAGCACTGCCCCTCTCCGCCCGCGAGGGCAGGGGAATGGAACAGCTGTTGGAAAGACTGCGTGCAGCCGTCGACGCCTCGGCGCTCGACGACGGCCGGACGATCGTCTCCAACAGCCGCCACTACGAAGCGCTGCACCACGCCCGCACGGCGCTCGACGCCGCCCTCGGCGGTCTGGAAACGTTACCCTCCGACCTGCTCGGCGAAGAGATCCGGCAAGCGATCTTCCATCTGGGCACCATCACCGGAGAAATCACCACAGACGAAGTCCTCGATCAGATTTTCTCGAAGTTCTGCATCGGAAAATAGGACATCATTTTTCCAATTAAGCGAAACACCATTCCAACGGCACATTACCGGCATATAAACAGCAATAATAAAGCGATTTACAGATTTATTCGCCAACCAAAATTTTCTCTTCCATTTGCTGTACGGATGCAGATAATTTGTTACTTTTGTGTTGCTATTCTGTTACTCGGCCGAAATGAGTAACAGAAGTAACAAAAATCATTCAACGCAAAAGGATATGGCGGAGATCAAAGAACCGATCCGAATCAGGCGCAAGAAGCTGATGAACGGGAACGTCAGCCTCTACCTCGACATCTACCTGAACGGAAAGCGGGAATACGAATTTCTGAAACTGTACCTCATTCCCGAAAAGACGAAAGCCGACAAGGAGGCGAACCGGCAGACCCTCCAACTCGCCAACTCGATCAAGGCGCGGCGCATCGTCGAGGTGCAGAACGGCGAGCACGGCTTCAAGTCGGCATACGCCACCGACACCCTCTTCTTCGACTACTACCGTGCGCTGTGCGCCCGGCGGCTCGGCGCGGAAAGCACCGGAAATTGGGGCAACTGGAAATCATGCCTGAAACACCTCCAAAAATACGAGCCGAACGAGCGGATCAAGTTCTCGCAGATCACGCCGGAGTGGGTGCAGGGATTCAGGGATTATTTGGAGAAAGATGCCCATGCGTGGAGCTGCGACGAGCGGGATCGCATCAAGGATCACCCGCTGTCCCGCAATTCACGGGTCAGCTACTTCAACAAACTGCGGGCGTGCCTGAATCAAGCCTACGAGGATCGCATCATACCGATCAACCCTATGCGGGGCGTCGAGGGTTTCAAGGCCGAAGAGGGAACACGCATGTACCTGACCATCGAAGAGGTGCAGCGGCTCGCTCAAACAGAATGCGAATATCCGGCCATCAAGCGGGCGTTCCTGTTCTCCTGCCTGACGGGACTGCGCCGCTCCGACGTGATCCGTCTGACATGGGGCGATGTGCATCAGCAGGGAGAGTTCACTCGGATTATCTTCAAGCAGAAGAAGACCAGCGGACAGGAATATCTCGACATCCCGCCGCAGGCCGCCGAACTCATGGGCGAGCGCGGCAAGGACACCGAGCATATCTTCCCCGACATCCATTCTCCGAGCTGCACCAACAATACGATCAAAAGATGGGTATTGCGGGCCGGAATCCACAAGAATATAACCTTTCATTGCGGGAGGCATACGTTCGCGGTGATGATGCTCGACCTCGGAACCGATATTTATACGGTCAGCAAGCTGCTCGGACATCGGGAGCTATCGACCACGCAGATTTACGCAAAGGTGCTCGATAAGAACAAGCAGGCGGCGGTCGCCAAGATACCCGACATATTCTGATTGCGGCGAAACCGCCATAACTGAAAAGACCATATCGAGATCGTCCTCGGTATGGTCTTCGTCTTTATTGCTGGAACATCATGCCCCGTCCGGTTAGGAGCCATGTCGCGGATATGCCGCAGTCCCGAACCAGCGGGACGAGCCATCCGACCTCGAAATAGCCCCGATTGCGGTCTTTGCGCTGCGTATAGAAATGAGGAGGTGCAATCGAATTATCCCTGCAATACTCGGCGATGCTCTTTATCAACCGGTTCTGTACGGCAATGTCGAACGCCGTGAAGAACCGCTCCATAATAGCCAACGTATTATCGCTGTAAACCCGTCTGCGGCTCATTTCTTCTTCCCCTTGATTAGCGTCTTTTCCTCCGATTTGAGCCGTCGCTCGACTTTCTTCACATCTTCCCCCGCAGGGAGCTGTTCGGGGACGATACCGCGGCTCAAAAGCATATTGCGGACGGCGACGTTGTTATCGACGTGTTCCTTTTCTATGGCGATCTGACCGTGCAGGTTTTTCTGCTCTGCATTTACGGAGGTCATTTCGGCCGCGAAATCCTTTGCCTTGATGCCTATCGTCGGCAGGAAGTCGGCCAGCGGGCGGGCGTCGGGAGCGCCGAGTTTGCGCTTCAACAGGGCCGTATCGAGGTGGAACAACGCCCTATCCCCTTTCGAGCGGATGATGGCGAACCCCTTGCTATCGACCCCGCGCTCGTATAACACGCCGGAGAGCCGTTTTTCCGTTTCCGCCAGCTTCGCGCGGGCCTGCACCCGCTCATAGTCGGACAGCCGCTTCTGTACCAGCTCCGCGCGGCGGGTCTGCACGGCGAAATAATTTTGAGCGAACGCGATCTGCGGTTTGCGCGGGTCGCCGTTCTGCGCGATTAGGTAGCAGGCATAGCGCGTGAGCATATAGTCATCCACCTCACGCTGCGCTCCTTTGGCAAGGTCGATCATTTTGCTGACGTCGGCAAAATGATCGGCAACGGGCATACCCGCTGATTCACATGCACTCTTCGCCTTATCTATGATCTGCTCGAAATTGCGCCATTGCACATATCCCAGCACCGAGCATAATTCTCGCGCACTCCAACACTCCACCCCGTCGTACAGGCAGACGATGGATTCAAACTGCTCGAACAACTCCTTTATCTCTTCCGTTTTCATATATCAGATACCTCTATTTATTCCCCTTTTCTATAATACCGATAAGCCGATCCATCTGCTCGTCTTTTTTTTCGAGCAAGGCGATGAATTTCTCCGACAGCGCATTGATCTGATTCGAATCGCCCGATACCGCGATACCGTGATCCGTCGCTACCGTATTCCCGCTACCCTCGTAGAAATAACAAATACTTTTGTTGGTAACACGGGCAATATCCTCGATCAGCCCGCTTTTGACATCCTCGGATTTCAGGGCGCTATGTAGGCGTTGATCCCCATTATGTCCGAGCATCCGCGCAACATCCGCAATCGTGATGCCCTCCGAGCGAAGTATGTCCTTTATCTTCTGTCCTGTCATATATGTTTGTATATCACAATGTTATTCTCATTCAAGCGCAAACCCCAATCTGCCGCAAATATTTTTCTTTGCAAAAAACAAAGAAATATGTTGGTTATCCAAACAAAAGTATTTATCTTTGCCCTTGCAATACGGAAAGATATTGACGCATCAATAAAATCCGTCGGGTGCAAATATATAAAAATAGTACCTAACAAGTGAATAATTAACGACGAAATATGAGCAGAACAGAGAAAAAATCTTTTTTCGACCTCTATGCCGAGCAGAAAAAGAAGCCGACGCCCGCGCAGAATTTCATCGCCGAGATCGCTGCGCTCACGCATCGTTCCGAGAACACGGTCAAGATGTGGCTTTGCGGTCGCCAAGTCCCAGACGAGCTGACACAGAGTATCATAGCTCGTCGATATAACCTGAATATAAACGGCCTCTTCCCGAAACCGGAGGCGCAATCCAATGAAATATGAAAGCTCTGTTGAATTGGCGATACTACGTTCTGATGGTCGTCGGTATGATCGCCGTTATCGGGATATTCTCCGTCCCCATAGACGACCAGCCGTTCGGCGACTGGATGCTTGCCCTGATAATCCCGAAGATCATCGGATTCGGGGCTTGGTATCTCATCTTTCGGATGTGCGACTATTGGGATGCCCGCGGGTTGATTCCCGAAATGTCGGAAACGATGCAGGAGGAGGACGACGCATGGGAGTAGAGGAAAGATTGGAACGCATCGAGCGGCTTCTGCTTCTCGGTTCGAAAGAGGTGCTCAACACCTCGGAGATCGCCCTGCTGCTCGGCATATCCGAAAGCCGCGTGCGGCATCTGACGAATGCAAAAAAGATTCCGCACTACAAGCAGGGCAACAAAGTCTATTTCAGGAAAAAGGAGATCGAAGCATGGCAGCTTCAATCCCGCGTCCCGACCGACGATGAAATCCGCAGCAGGGGCACGACCTACGCCGTAACGCATAAATAAATAAGAGATAATATGAACGATAACCCTAACATTCAGAGTTCCGAAAGCCAATGCAAGCGCATTCTCACCTACTTGCTGAACGGCAGCCGGATCACGAGCCTCGAAGCATTGCGGCTTTTCGGGTGCATGAGGCTCGCATCGCGCATCAGCGACCTGCGGAAAAGCCATCCCGAAATCAAGTTCAAAGCGACGAGGGTTGAGACGACGACGGGGAAAAGGGTCGCTCAATATTACATCGAGAGTATTCAGTAAACATTCAATTCAACGCAAATGAAAACGGTAATCATCAAAGAAGAGTGGCGTCCGATCAAAGGCTATGAAAGCTACTATGAAGTAAGTAATTTCGGTCAAATACGCTCAATAAATCGAACCATTCTAACCAAAAGTTGCTGCGGTTATGAATTCTATATTCGTAAAAAAGGTATAATCCTAAAACCCGCAAATCATCCTTGCGGATATTTGGTAGTAGCACTATGCAAAAACGGCAAGTCTAAAAATTTCCTTATTCATAGATTAGTAGCAGAAGCCTTTATCCCAAACCCTAATAATAAAGAAACGGTAAACCATAAAAATGAGATTAAGACAGATAATCGCGTCGAAAATCTTGAATGGGCAACTTTGAATGAAAATCTTCATTACGGGACAGGTATTGTAAGGGGGCATGCCAATAGAGACAGGCAATGGCATCGCATACATCATGGAGGACTTAATCCTTATGCAAAACCAGTTAAACAATCTACATTACAAGGCGACATAATCAAAGAATGGGCGTGTATCGCTGATGCCGTTCGGGAATTAAAAATCTCGTATAGTTCAATTTGTGCAGCAGCCAAAGGTAAACGCAAATCTGCCGGTGGGTTCAAATGGCAATACATCAATCAATAAGCATATGAGACAGATATTATTAAAAAAGATGTCCCTGATTAATTTCAAGGGGCTGCGCGATCTGACGGTCGAGTTCGACCCCGCGCTCACGGAGATTTACGGGCGCAACGGCATCGGCAAGACTTCGATCTTCGACGGGTTCACATGGCTCCTGTTCGGCAAGAACAGCGAGGACAGAAAGCAGTTCGGCATCAAGACCTACGACGAGGTCGGAAACATCATCCCGAAACTCCCGCACGAAGTATCGGCCGTCCTGCTGGTCGATGGCGAGACCGTAACCCTCTGCCGTCGATTCAACGAAAAATGGACGAAGAAACGCGGCTCGGCGGTCGAGGAGTTCGTCGGGCATGAGGAGGAACGCCTCTACAACGACGTGCCCTGCTCGGTCAAGGAGTGGAACGATAAAATCGCCGCCATCTGTCCCGAACAGGTATTCAAATTCATCACCAATCCTCTCTACTTCACGGCACAGTCGGTCGATACGCAGCGGTCGATGCTCTTCCGCATGGCCGGAGGCATTACCGATGAGGAGATAGCCGCCGGAAATGCCGATTTTGCGGCTCTCCTTGCCTCGCTGACGGGAAAGACGATGGAGGAATACAAGAAAGAGATTGCCGCGAAAAAACGCCGCTTGAAAACCGAAATCGAGGCTATCCCCGAACGCATCGACGAACGCCGCCGCGATGTGCCGGAGGCGGAGGATTGGGCGGCCCTCGAAGAAGAACTCCGCCAAAAACAAGAGGCACTCGCAAAGGTCGAGGAACAGATTAACGACGCATCGAAAGCCTATGCCGCCGCGAATGAGGAACGGCTTGCAACGGTACGCAAAATCAGCGACCTGAAAAACGAACGGCTGGCCCTCGAACTCAAAATCAAGGACGAAGTACAGGCCCTCTACCGTTCCGACAAGGCCAAGCAGCGGGCCGCTGCCGAGGATTTGGAGCGGGCGAAGCGCGACAAAGCCGCCGCCGAGCGCGACCGGGACAATGCCCGCCGCGAGTTGGAGGTATGCACCAAACGCAGGGAAGAGCTTATCGAACAATGGCGGTCTATCAATGGCCGGAGGCTGGTATTCGACGAGAGCGAATTTATCTGCCCGACCTGCAAGCGTCGTTTCGAGATCGAGGAGATCGAGAGCCGCCAGCAGGAGATCACCGAAAACTTCAACCGCCGCAATGCCGCCGACCTCGAAGAGAACAACCGTCGCGGCAAGGAGAACAAGGCCCGCATGGAAGAGGTGCAGGAGTATATCCGAAGCTGCGAGGCCCGCATCGCCAAACTGGAAGCCACCATCGCCGACATCGAGGCGGGCGGCATCCTCTCGGCAAAGCTCGTAGAACCCGACGCCACACCTGCCATCGAAGCCAATGCCGAATACATCGCACTCGGCGGACAGATCGACGCGCTCGAAAAAGAGGTTGCATCTACCGAACCCGCATCCGATGATGAACTGCTGCACGAGGGCCGCAATTCGCTCGTCGCCGGAATCGACGCGCTCAAATCGCGGCTTATGAAACGCGAGCAGATCGAGAAGAATAACCAGCGCATCGCCGAACTCGAAAAATCCCTCCGGATACAGTCGGAAGAACTCGCGCAGTTGGAGGGTATCGAGTTCACGATGGCAGCTTTCTCGAAAGCCCGCACGGAGGCCATCGAAAGCAAGATCAACGGGCTGTTCGACTTCGTGAAGTTCCGCCTCTTTGAGACACAGATCAACGGAGGCGAGGTGGAAACGTGCGAGGCAATGGTAAACGGCGTACCGTTCTCCGACGCCAATACCGCAGGGCAATTCAACGCAGGTATCGACATCATCAACGCGATATGCCGTTTCGAGGGCATTTCCGCCCCGATTTTCGCCGATGGGTCGGAGAGCGTCAATACCCTGCATCCGACGCAATCGCAGGTTATCCGCCTGTTCGTATCGCTCGACGACCAGCTCGTCATCAAACACAACGGGAAACCGGCTCAACCGAAGAGCCTTTTCGACTAATAATCATTCACTTAAAATTCAACGCAATTATGAAAACCGAAGAACAGAAAAGCGCATTCATCCTCCGCGTGGAGGAGATGGTAAAAGAGATCGAAACGCTGATGCCGGAGGGGGGGGGCGATGAGAGGTCTTGCATCCTCCTCGTAAACGAGAAGCCGCAAGACAGCGATATGACGGCCCAATGCGTAGCGATCATGGGGAGCGGGAAAGGACTGGTAAAAAGCATGTCCGCCTTTATTTCCAACCCCGAAATGGCACAAGTCGTAGAACTCGGCACAAAGCTCGCGGCTCTCGAAAAAATCGTAAAAAACTGACATTCAAACCAACTTCACAATGAACAATCAAGCCATAGCAAAGCAGGATCGCCCCGTCGATCTGCTCAAAGCAACAATCAATGCTCCGTCGGTACAGGAGCAGTTCAAAAACGCCCTCGGCGAGCACAAGGATACGTTCGTCGCATCGCTCATCGACCTTTATACAGGCGACAAGTCCTTGCAGACCTGCAAGCCCTCGGTCGTCATCGCCGAAGCACTCCGCGCGGCAACCCTCCGCCTGCCTCTGAACAAGGCCCTCGGTTTCGCCTACATCGTGGTTTACAACAACTCGGTAAAAATAACCAACGAGCAGACCGGACGCGAGGAATGGATCAAAGTCCCGACGCCGACGTTCATCCCCGGCTACAAGGGTTATATCCAGCTCGCCATGCGAACGGGGCAATACCGGACGATCAATGCCGATGTCGTCTATGAGGGCGAAGTCCGCAAGGTGAACAAGCTCACGGGAGAGATCGCTTTCGACGGAGAAAAGACCTCCGACAAGATCATCGGCTATTTCTGCTATTTCGAGCTGCTCAACGGCTTTTCCAAGACGCTCTATGTAACCGTCGAGGATATGGCCGCCTACGCCAAGCGGTATTCTCCATCCGTGAAGAAAGAGACGACCGTCGCGCAGCTCATCGCCAAAGCCAACGACGGCATCATCGGCAAGAAAGTCGGATGGGAGGGCAACTTCAACGACATGGCCCTGAAAACGGTGATCCGCCGCCTGCTGTCGAAATACGGGTATCTCTCCGTCGAGATGCAGAACGCGATGGCTCACGATGTCGAGGATGAGGCCATGTCGAACCGCAACGACGCACTCGATAATGTCGCAGCGCAGACGGTCGATCTCTCGGCAGCGAAATACGAGGAGGTCGATACGACGACCGGAGAGGTCAAGACAGCTGAACCGGAGCAGGCCGCGCCCGCTCCTGCACCTGAATACTGATCTAACGGCACGGGAGTATGATCTTGAAGTGTTTGGGGAGTTCATCACGGGGTAACTGCTACATTCTCGAAGCAGCCGAAGAGACCTTGATCGTCGAGGCGGGAGTTCCTATGCCCGACATCAAAAAGGGTCTCGGCTGGCAGCTCGGCAAAGTGGTAGGATGCCTCGTGTCTCACCGGCACAATGATCATGCGAAGTCGCTGAACGACTTTCTCGCCTGCGGCATCCGCGTACTGGCTCTCGCTGATGTATTCGACGCTGCAAATCCGAGAAATCGCGTATTCTGCAAGATAATCGAACCGATGCACGGCTACAAAGTGGGAGGATTCAAGGTCTTCGCACTGCCGGTCGTCCACGATGTACCGTGCGTCGGGTTCGTCATCGAGCATCTGGAGATGGGACGCCTGCTCTTCATCACCGATACGATGATGCTGGAATACCGGCTGCCGAACCTGAATCACGTAATGATCGAGGCGAACTACTCCGATGCGATCTTACAGCAGAACATCGACCGAGGGCTGATGCCTCCCTCCATGCGGGGGCGATTGCTGGGTTCGCACATGGAGTTGCAGACGACGAAAGAGATTTTGCGGACGACCGACCTGTCGGCGGCAAATGAGGTGATTTTACTGCATCTCTCCGACGGCAACAGCAATGCCAAAGGATTCGCCGAAGAAGTGCGTCAGATCGCCGGGAAACCGGCATATATCGCCCGTGCAGGATTGGAGGTCAATCTCGACAAAATGCCCTACTGATATGCGACCCGTGCCGAACGATATAGTTTCAACGCTGATCCGCTGCCTGCCGCAGGTACTCGAAAACGTGCAGATAGACAGAGGGAATACGCGGCTCATCAATGCCGTAAGACTGACGAAAAGGATTATTCCACGATTAAAGAAAATTGAGAATGAAAAAAATACCAAACCCTAACGGAAACAAATTCGTCTTGCCAAAGGGATATACCGACCTCGGATGGCAACTCGATTTTAATGCTTCCGAGCTAAAAAAATGCAGGGAAGCCGGACATATCCGGCGGGAGTTCGATAACTCCAAATACCTGTATCGGTGTAACGATGTGGTATATATCTGCGATCAATGCAAGAATGTACACCATGTCGATATGAGTGATTAAAAAATCGAATGCAATGCTGATAGTAAAGCAGGACAAGACCCGCAAGGAGGAAGAGGGACAGATATTCGTCGAACTCACGATTTACCGTGATGTCAGGAATATCGCGGACGGCAACCGCCTCGGCTATTGGTGCGACAAAGCGCATCTGTCGCACTTCATCATGGAATGCGCGAAATGTTTTACGCAAGACGAATTAAAAAACATACTGAAAATGAACGGAAACAACATTTACATCGAGAAAAACAATCTGCTCGGTGCCTACAAGAAAGGCAATGCCGACAACAAAAAGATGCTCGAAAATCTCTTCGGCAAGGAGATGTTCCGCCCGAAAAACGTCATGGAACGGGTAAAGACCTTTGAGGACGCTTTACGTGAACTGGACGGGAAGAATGAAAACCATCCTCTCGTAACTGAATTTGAGGCCCTGCAAGGATATTTCTGCGAGAATGGTGATATGTCGAAAGATGTCATCGCCTACCTCAAACTCCGCATCATCACGGCAGCTCTCAATGAGGGATGGACGCCGCAGTTCACCGAGGACGAATACCGCTACTATCCGTGGTTTTGGCTCTACACCAAGGAGGAGATCGCCAAGATGAACAAGGAGGAGCGCAAGAAAGGTGTCCTGTTCGGCGGTTCTGCGGATTACGGCGCGTATGCCGGGTTTGCGTCTGCGTATACGAATAACGCGCCCTCGAATACGGCTGCGAGTGTCGGGTCTCGCCTTTGCTTCAAATCGTCCGCGCTGGCGAAATACGCAGGAGAACAATTCGCTGAAATCTACTTTGCTTTCGTGGGGAAATAGGTGATGGGCGGATGGATAAAAATATATCAAACCATTCGGGAGCATTGGATTTGGGAGCGGCCCCGCTATTTGAAGTGGTGGCTCGACCTGCTGATGCTCGCCGAATGGAAAGATAGCAAACGCCTTGTGAAGTCAGTCCTCGTCACCATCAAACGGGGGCAACTGATCGCATCCGTCCACTATCTCCAAGAGAGGTGGGTGTATAAGGATGACAACGGCGTGAAACGCAAGCCATCCGAGCATACCATCCTCAAATTTCTATCTCTTCTCGAAGCAGATCAGATGATAAGCCGAGCAAAACACCCTGTTATCCGTGCAACGATAATTGCGATAGTTAATTACGATGATTATCAGCAAAATAATGCGACGGGGTGCAACGGGCACAGCAACAACCCCTGCAACGAGGGGTGCAACGACCCCTGCACAGAAGATAAGAATAATAAGAATATAAAAGACAATAGAGAGGGGAAAAGTGGAAAAAGCGAAAAACGCTTTTCCCCGCCCTCTATCGAAGAGGTTGATTCTTATATCAGGGAAAAGGGGTACACGGTGGATGCCGAGCGATTCGTGAACTTCTACGAGAGCAAGGGATGGTATGTCGGCAAGAACAAGATGAAAAACTGGCGCGCGGCGGTGGCAACGTGGCAAAAAGAAGACAACAAACGAAATGGGATCAATCAACAAAGAGCATGTGATAAACGTCGAGGGACTGAGGCGACAGCTACTCGCCCGGAAGACTACGAGGGGAAATTTTAAGTGGTCGGTGAGCTTGAAGCAGGCAACGGACATTCTGCTGGCAGCATATCAGGCGGAGGTCGAATACCGCCACCGCAGGTTCATCGAGGACGAGGCGACCAAGACCAATATCGGACGGCTGGCTGCATTCCTGATCCGCGACGATGCCAAGTTCGGGGTAATGCTCTGCGGCGTACCGGGCAATGGCAAAACGACCCTCCTGTATGCCTTTCAGTCGGCGGTGAATTGGCTCAACGACATAGGGCATTTCGAGGGCAAGCGGGCCGGCATTCGGATCGTCGATGCAAAGGAGGTAGTTATGTTCGCAAAGGATTTCGAGGCATTCCGTAACCTACGCAATATGCCGATGATCGCCATTGAGGACATGGGGCGCGAACCGATAGAGGTTCTCGACTATGGGAACGTCCTCAATCCGGTTGTCGATATGCTCGAATACCGCTACAATTTGCAGCTCTTTACGTTCATCACGACCAATCTCACGAAATCGCAAATCCGCGAGAAGTACGGCAATCGCATCGCAGACCGATTCAACGAAATGCTCGAAGTCATCATTTTCAAGAATGAGACCTATCGGGATAAATGAAATTAAGGCGATTTGCCGCAAGTTTCAGGCAACGGCGATAAAGATGGCCGGATAATCCGAGAATAATGCGGCAAATCGCAGAAAACAGCACAAAAACACAAAATTCAACGCAATGGGGACAGAAGTAAAATTAAAACGGGAGGCAATCGAGCGACGCATCGCCGAGTTGGAGGGCAAGATGCCCGACATCCAAGCCTCCAAAGAGGGAGCCGAAGCGCGGGAGACGATCCGCAGGCTGAAAGCACGGCTCAAAACCTATCCGCAAGAGCCGAAAAAGCGGATTTACAAAGTCAAGGCCCGGTTCATATTCGACGGCGTTTTCGAGATTCGCGCCCACACCCGTAAAGAGGCCGTACAGATGGCGAAAAACGGATGCGGGATGAACATCGGAGAAATCCACACTATCTACGGGACTGACGTAGATTGGGAATTTGACTGCAAACCGGATAAAATCGTGAAATAATCACATTCAACGCAACAAGATGAGAGAAGTTAAATTCAGAGGGAAAAGCCTGAATACCGGAATGTGGGCATATGGCGATTTACAGCATAAAGGCAAAAGAGCATTTGTCGAATACGAGGTTGATCCCGCCACCATCGGGCAATACACCGGATTCACGGACAAGAACGCGAGAGAGGTCTATGAGGGAGACGTCCTTTCCGATAAATTTGAAAGCATCGGAGTTGTCGAATGGCAAAGCGGATGTTTCGTCGTGAATTTCGGGGACGTTGATATTTTTCAAATCTCCGA